ATATAAATGTAGTAACTAGACCATTTCCTGTTTTAGGAATTTGTAATGGTTATGAAAATATGATGCTAATAGAACGCAATTATAATATAACTAAAAACCATATAAAGAAAACATTTATAAATGTTAAATCTTATAAGAATTATAACGCTCGTTTATTTAGTATTAAGTATAAGAGCAAAGGTTTAAATAAAACCAAGAAAATAATACATAATAATTTGTTAGCATTAGATCCTAAAACAAATATAGGTGATTACAAGTTAATAGCTACTAGCTTGGATAAAAATAATAGAGAATTTATTGGTATAGTAAAACATAATAGCTATCCTTTTTTTGGTTTTCAGGGGCATCCTGAACTAAATAATGAAGAGCTGTTAGATCCGTTTATTAAAGTTGTTAAAGCTAGTTTTAAGAAACGAAAAAGTATTATTAGTCCTGCTACTAATACAACTTATAATACTAAAAATTCTAAAAATTATAAAAATTATAAAATTAAAACTATGAAATTGAGAGTCTTGAAATACTGATTTATTATAACATTTATAAATTTTATAAAAAATCTAAAATTAAAACTATGAAATTGAGAGTCTTGAATACATTATAAAAAATTTAGAGTTAAAATATTAATTATTAATTTCTATATTTATTCTTATATTTATTTTTATTCTTATTTTTCTTGGTCTTAGCTTGTTTAGAAGGCTTTGCGCGTTTATTAGATTTTATAGATTTTGAAGTTTCTATAGTATTTGATGAACTATCAAATACTTCTTTTGGTATATATCTAAAAAAATTAGCATTATATATTTTTGAATCGCGAGAGATTATTTTTTCTTTAACTTGAGCATAAATTTTAGACTTTTCTTCTCTCATATCTTCTAATGTTTGTTGCTTACCATAACATAATACACTAAATCTTTTTAATAATCCTTTTTGCTGTAGGCGATTGTTTAGTTGAACTTTAAATAAATATTCAGCAATACATAATAATCTATTTTCGTCATAATATGGTCTATTGGCGTATATAAATATTAAATAAAAGCTTAATATTGTGTCTATTGTTGCCACTTTTATTTTTTGGCCATTAATAGCTATAACATTATAGCTATGACAAGCTGTAGATTTATAAATAAATGCTATTACATCTTTATTTACTACAATTTCATAATGAACATCTATATATTCACCTATGCGTTGTTTTTTATTTATTTTAACATTTTTAAAACCTTCATAATTCAATTGCTCTTTTAATATTCTAGCACTTGCTTCAGGATTTTCACTTAAAACATCAAAATCCGGTATATTAGAAACTTGAACACGTTCTTTATATGGCATATATTTACCATATAAGGCGCTTGCAAAACCACCAAAAAAAACGAGCCCTTGATTTATAAAGCAGTCTTTAGTAATCTCATAAATTTGCTCTTGTTTGTTATCATTACCCTCATAATGCCTTTGAAAATCTTGATTTTTACAAGATTGTCCGCGCAACGGAAAATGATTATTTAATAATATAATACGTTTAAGAACTTTCTCCCATCGTGATACATCACCCATTGGGCGTGAAAGCTCTTGGTACATAGCCATTCGCAAAAAATTAGGAGGGCAATAAGTTATAGCATTAATCTTTATTGCTTTTTTGTATATGTTTTTAAATAAATTGTATTCCATATATGTGATGTCTGCTATTGGAATAAAATTTACATATACTTTATATGTTCCAGTGTGCACACCTGACTTTGCTTCAACTTCTTCGTAGCCAGCTTTATAATAAATATTTGCTAAATCTCTCGCATATTCCATCGCAAATGGTGAAAAAAAGTCATAGTCTGGTATTTCAATATCTTTATTATAAAATCTATATTGCTCTGGTAATATATTATTAATGGCTGTCCCACCATAGCATAAGGTTTTATGTGTTCTTAAGAAATTTTATAAGATTTCTATTATTTTTTTTATAGCGTCGGATTGCACAAGTTTTCTACCACTAATTGAAGTAGCATTATCTATTGCGTTTCGCAATATTTGTAATTCTTTTTCTTCAAATGTTTCTCTCATATTACTATATATTACTATATATTAAATATATAATAATATATTGAAAATATTATAATAATTTATTGAAAATAATTTATACAGCATTAATATTTACACCTGATCCAACTAAACTAGGTATTTCTGACATATCTATATTTAATAATTGAGATGATTTTTTAAACCATGAATAGTTTTTGTTTGATTTATATAACGCATTATATCCAAGTAAATTATTATCTATATTTTGATGTTTCATACATATAGCCTGACACCCTGTTTCAAAAGATAGCGTTGGATCAAAGTTCAATATTGAATTATCTAAATTTGGTAATACAATTGTAAATTTTGCTCTTGTAGACTCTATAAATGATGCCGAACCTTTTTTAGAAGCAATTTGATTATATCTAAATGTATTACAATTTAATCCTTTAGCTTTCAAATTAATGTTATTTTTCAATTTAATTAAGTCGGGATTAGTATCAATAATACTAGGCAATGGGTTAAATTCACAAATTATAATAACTTTTCTATAGAATTTGTCCATTTGTGTAAATATTAAATTCTCTTCTTTATTGAGTTCAAGTTTGAAAGAATTAGTAGGATTATTTAAATGTCTATCAATCAAATCACCCATTTTTTTAAGCATTGTCAAGTTTGTGCTCATAACTCTAAAATTTAATATTAATGGATCATCGGCACAATTTGTAGCACTAAGAGCAAAAGCTTTGTCTTTAATGGTTGTTAAAACTTCTTCTAATAATAGTGAATTATAAGTTTCTTTAATATAATTACTGTTGGCAGTTGACGCAGCAACAATAGGCTCATTATTATATGAATATATTTCAAAATCTAAAAATCGACAACCAATAGCAATACACTTTTCTAAAGCACAAAGAGCTACAAAGTTATTTTTGTAGCCATCACCGCAACAACAATTATAAGCACTTTTAACGTGGTAATTTATTAATTTATTATTTGAAGTATCACTCCCAAACCCACTATTTCCTTTAACACTAGTAGGACTAAGAAAGTAACTAGTATTTGTTAAAGTTGGCCAATATGTTTTTAGTTTATTACAGCTTCTATCTTTTAAACTTAATCTATTAGCAATCCAGCTAAATAAAATTAATATTATAAATATTATTATTACTAATGTCACATAGAAATATTGTTTAGGGTCTAATTGTGGAAGTTTAATTGATGGACTAGGCATATTATATTATATTATATAATGTTAAATTTAATTTAAAAATACTTATTATAACATAAATAATAAATAATATATTATTTATTATAATAATATAATATGGCAGGAGGACTGTTAAATTTGATTGCGCTAGGAAATCAAAATATTATTTTGACAGGCAATCCTACAAAAAGTTTTTTCAAATCCACATATTATAAATATACTAATTTTGGATTACAAAAATTTAGAATTGACCAAACCGGACAAATGGAATTAGATGTAACCAAGAAGTCCAGTTATAGTTTTAAAATGCAGCGTTATGGTGATTTATTAATGGACACCTATTTAGTTATAAAATTACCAAAAATATGGAGCCCATTATTAAAATATGACGCAGCTAACTATAGGCCTTATGAATTTAAATGGATAAAACAAATAGGGTGTCAAATTATTGAATCTGTTAATATAACAATAAATGGTTTAACAATACAAAAGTTCAGCGGTCATTATTTACAAAATATTGTAGAGCGTGATTTTGACGCACATAAGAAAGCATTATTTGATATTATGACAGGTAATGTTAGTGAATTAAACGACCCTGCCAATTACAATAACAGAAATAATAATTATCCGAGCGTATATAGAAACGCGTCTTCTGATATAAGTGGAATAGAACCATCAATTAATGAATATAATTTATATATACCAATAAATTCGTGGTTTTCTATGAATTCAATAATGGCGTTTCCGCTAATATGCCTACAATATAGTGAATTAGTCATTAATTTTACATTACGACCTTTAATGGAGTTATTTACAATCAAAGATGTATTATATGATAATTCGAGAAATCCTATAGAATATAATAATTTTCCTCAAATACAAGCAAATCAAAATATTATTGAATACCAATTTAAACGATTTATTAATCCTCCTATTGTAAGTGATTTGATGCCAAACGTTGATAGTTATAAAGACTTAGCAACTAAGATTAATAGCAACATTCATTTAATATGTACGCAGTGTTTTTTAGCTGAAGATGAGCGCACTCATTTTGCCAAAAATACTCAAAATTATTTAATACGTGAAATTTATGAATATAAGTTTGAACGAGTTATTAAGTCTAATAAAATCAAATTAGAGTCAAATGGATTAATTAAAAATTGGATGTGGTATTTTCAAAGAAGTGATGTTGCTAGTCGCAACGAATGGTCTAATTATACAAACTGGTTATATGAGGACAAAATACCAAATGATTTACAAAAATTAAAAATTGGTTCTAATTATAAGTATTATAGCCCGCAATTTAGTTATGCTAGCGGTGACATTTCTAAAAATATTTATATTACAGGTAATAGCCCATCGCTAAATGAGCAAACAAATCAGTGCGAAATAATGAAAAATTTTGCGCTAATTTTTGATGGTAAATACAGAGAAACAGAATTTGATAGTTCTATATTTAGTAAATTAGAAAAATATAACAAATCTAATGGATTATGCTCAAAAGTCGGTTTATATTGTTATAATTTTGGATTAACAACTGATCCATTTAAGCAACAACCTAACGGAGCATTAAATACCAATTTTTTTAAAACAATCGAATTTGAATATAATAATTATAGTAATCCACCATTAGATCCTAGTGCGATTTTTACAACATTATGCGACCCTGATACTGGTGTAGTGATTGGAACCTCAAAAGACCCTACAAATATTTATAAATATTATTATAATTTATATGTTATTGAAGAAAAATATAACGTATTAGTATTTCAAAATGGATTTGCTGGACTAATGTTTTCTAGCTAGTTTTTATATAGTTTTTATATAGTTTTTATATAGTTATTATAAATATTTATAATATTTATAATATATTTTATAACTTAATTTTAGCTACTCGTCGTGTTCCATGTCCGTGTTTTTTCTTAGCTTGACGTGCTAATTTTAATGCCTTAGAGTTATTAGAGCAACCTTGCTCTAATATGCTATAATCAACTGCCGCTGCTTTTCCACCAGTTATTGAGCTTGCTAGTCGGGCTAATCCCCAACTTTCCGCTGTTTGGTTAGGTCTGGAACCAGATGAAAAGTAAGCTCCGCGTCCTTTATTTACAATTTTGCGTAATGATTTTATAGAGCATCCAGTTTTTTTAGAGAGATTTGCATTTACAGCAATAGTAGCTAATTTATATATTTTTTGCGCTTGTAATAAATGTTGTGATTTTTTCGATTTATATGATTTAACTTTGCTACGTGTAATATAAATTTGCTTTTTATAAGCGTTTCGCGATCTTTTAAGCTGTTTAAGTTGCCGCTTTCTATCTTTCATACTAAGACGTTTTGGTAAATATTTTATAGGTATATTCATAATTATATTAGCCGCCGCTATAAAATAGGTCTATAAAATATATTTTATTTTATTGTCTTTATATATATTTATTTATATATAAAAATGAAAGAAAAACTAATTAAATTTGAAAAAAGTAAAATTAGTGGCAAAAAATATACAGCATATGTTCAAAATAAAACAACCAAAAAAATACGCAAAATACACTTTGGTGCTTCGGACTATGAGCAATATAAAGATAGAACTCCATTAAAATTATATTCACATAAAAATCATAATAATCGCAAACGCATGCAAAATTATTTTAATAGGCATTCAGGAACAAAAAAACGCGGATCAGCTATAGCTTTAGAAAAAAAGAAATCAGAAGGTTACTATAATGCTAAAATTTTAAGCCATATTTATTTATGGTAAAAATAAATAGAAAAATTTATTTTTTTATATTTAATTTCTATTTTATTTTCTATATTTTATATATTCATATTATATAAAATATGATTTTAGAATTCTTTACAGAATTTATAGGAACTTTTATTTTCTTATCAGTAATATTAAAAACAGGTGATGCGTTGGCTATTGGTATAGCACTAGCATCAGTTATTTATTTTGGTGGTAAAGTTTCAGGAGGTAATTATAATCCTGCTGTAAGTTTTATGATGTTACTATCTAATAAAATTAACATTACTAAATTTATGGCGTTTGTAATTGCTCAATTATTAGGAGGCACAGCTGCTTACATATTTCACAGTTACACTAAATAAAGTAATTTAGTAATATTTATATTATACACACGCTATTAAAAATTTTAATGATAAAATTGATTATTTATAAATTATATAATAATACATTATAATTTATAATGACGGAACTAAATGTCCACAGCGTTTATATTGATAAACGGATAAATGATATTATAAAAAGTAATAAATGGAATTCAAAATTAATCGACACTTCACACGAAGATTTTATAAAGGATTATGCTTCAAATGTATTCACAAATTTAGTGAGAAATACATTTACTAACTCATATATTAAGCAATTTCCTTGTAGTGAATGTAATAGTCCATCGACAGAAAGATGTCACGGATTGGGCGAAGAAAGACCACTATTAATTAAAAGAGCATTAACAAAGGTTTGGAGCGATACAACAAAACCTATTATTATGAAAGAAATTATAATAGCATTTTTAGAAGAACATAAATATACAAAATTCACTTTTAAGTGTCACAATTGTCATAAAAACGAGAAAAAATAAAGTTAAAAAATAAAGTTAAAAAATAAAGATTATGAGAGATTAAGATTAAGTCAAATCAAGACAATTTTTAAAACTTAGGGCTCTCATAATATGCTTCAGGTCCGCAATATTCAAATTTAGAATTACCTGTAATACTTGGCTTACAATCATAAACATTGTTTGCGTCCTTATTATATGTAAAAAAAGTTGATTGTTTTGTTTCAAGACTATTATTATCAAATACTAATTGCTGGTTATAACTATGTTCTCGTGGTCCTGTTGAGTTAGCAATTTGTTTTTCATAAAAACTATTTATAGCATTCAAATAACTGCTTATTACACTGACAGGTGCGCTTCCAGTAGAAGGAATGGTTTCTAATCTTCGTAATTCCATTGCTAAATCATTATTACTTGGATATGAAACATTTTCCATAGAACCTAAAGCACTATAAGATGCTTGTCCTAAACCGCCTTGTGATATTGGCCGCCCTGATGTTCCAAAATAATCATTAATACTAAAATCCAGTAATTGTGCAGTGGTAAATGAACCGCTGTTATCGGCTCGTACTTGACCCATACAATTAAAAAATTGTTCTGAATTTAATAAATATTGCCCTGTTGGTGAATATGGAGCATAATTTTGACTTCCACTAATTTTTTGATTGGTTAATAATGAATAACTAAAATCAGTTCTTTGCTGTAATAAACTATTTGGTAAAGCAATAGCATATACATTTTGTAATGTATTTAAAATACCGGTAAAACTATTTCTTTGTATTAGTGTTAAATCGGATCTTGTTAATTGTCTTTGAACATTATTATTTCGACTTCTTAAATTAGCATCCATTTGTTCGAGTTGTGTTATTATGTTATTTAATGATATATCGTTAAAACCATTAAGTGCATCGGCCTGTATTAATGGAGCTCTTGATCCATTAGCAATAGCGCGAATTTCATTTCTAATATTGCTTGTTGAAATAAAAGTTATTATGTCATTAGGCATAGTTTTCATATCAGTAAAAATATTAAATCTGCTTTCTGCTTTAGAAAATAACATTCCTCTTTTATTAAAAAGCGGTGCGTTTGGATTTAAAGTATTACATATTCTATTTGTTGTATTTAAAATTAATTGATCATAACTTAAGTCAATAGATCCACTAATACTTTGTCGAATATAATTATTTATGTTTAAACAATCTGTTATATTGTTACTATTGTCTATAATAGCACTATAGTTAAAATTTATAGTACTTTCATTATAAAATGAACTACCAGAACAACACGTGACATCATAAATACTTTGATTAATATTGCTATTTGCTTGTAACATACGATTACTTTGTGATGCTATATTGTCAAATGTACATTGTGGTTCCCATTGACAAAACACATTAGGTGTAATAATATTACAAATGTCTAATCTAAATTTATTAGTATCACCAATTTGACTATAACTATAACTTATGTCATATATTGGAACACATTTTGCAGAAGAGGGTTTCATAGTACAGTCAGAACAATCTCTCATATTTGCCAGATTTTCTAGGATTTTATAATCATTAGTTGCTACAAATAATACATAAATACAAGTTACTATTATAAATATTACTAGTGCTAGTTTAATTATATTTCTAATATTATTATTAATTTTCATAATATATTTGTATATACTAATATATACAAATATTTTTTATAAACACATTATTATTTTTATTCTAAATAAAAATAATAATTTATTAACTATTTTTGTTTTTTATATGTTGTGTGATTTTTTAAGGTTTTATAACATTTATGGTTTTTCTAGCATATTTATTAAATAGTGGATTTTTTATTTTTTTTGTTCCTCCACCTCTACTTCTAGCTCTACCTCTACCTCTACTTCTACTTCTACTTTTACTTCTACTTGTAGATTTACCTCTACTTCTACCTCCACCTCTACTTCTAGCTCTACCTCTATCTATAGATCTATCTCTACTTCTAGCTCTACCTCTATCTATAGATCTAGCTCTACCTCTATCTCTAGATCTATCTCTAGATCTATCTCTAGATCTATCTCTAGATCTATCTCTAGATCTATCTCTAGTTCTAGATGATAATCTATCAGGGTACAACTTTAGTATATAATAATTAATGCTGTTTGATCTCATACTCATATACTTATCAAGATCTATTTTTGCTTCAGAGCTTAATAAACTAGAAATTGGCATAGAATTATAAAAAAAATCATTATATCCATCTTTGCTAAGAATAAAAAAATCTTGTCTAGTGCTTCTAATAAATGCTTCAATACATAAAATAACATATAAATCATCCTCAGACGATTCATTATGTCCTGTCAAATACATTATATTTCTTTCTGAAATACTTACACACTGATACAAAAAATCAGCCATTGCGTTATAAGTTTCATCTCTTAAAAAATGATTTTGCTGACATATAATAATATTTGTTATATTATAGACTTTAGCAATTTTACATATTAAGTAGTATATATAATGCATATGTTCTTCTTTAGAGTAACTAGGATACATAAATTTAATATGATAATATATATTTGTTAAATCTACAATTAATGTACGACCACTTCTCCTCGTTATAAATTCATTTATAGATTTTTGTTTTTTTTTAAATACTATCTCAATATTATGAGAAGTTCTTAATACATAAGAAGGTTGTTTTTTTAACTTTTCTTGTATTACACTTTCTGGAGGGTCCCATATTATATAAGAATGGTTAGTTCTTAAAGCATCATTTATTCTGTAAATTGTTTCATTTAATGTATGTGGTAGTGTAAGGCTTATAGATGGTACTGAAACTATTGATGGAGGAAACATACGTTCAAATTCACGAGGCAGAGGATGAGTAGCCTCTCTGTGACTGCTCATTACTTTTTGTATATATAGTATATATAGTATAAATATTATAATAAATGTGAATTATATTGATTATTAACAATAATAATTTATAAAATTGAATTAAAACTTAATACATATAACAAATATTAATATATAATAT